GTTGTTTCCATTGTCTGTATGCTTTCGATAACTATTTGATCGACAGTCTCGAACTTAATGTCGCCCATAAGCAGATCATGGTCTGTTTCGTCGTGCTTCGGTAGTAGTTTTAGTTCGCGTATGTCATAGTTGTCTGCGAAGGTTTCACGTAAGAAGTTTGCTTCCTCATATGATAGATCAACGTCGAGTTCCACCTTGGCATATGTTTTTGCACTTAAATATTTGTCGGGGTCTTCAAGCAAGGTGCTTAGGTCGAGTGCAATATAGCGGGGACCATCGAGCCAGTTGACGTATTCGGGCTTGCCACCCCACTCCAAGAACATCGCTCCACGATCAAAGTCCCATGTGTCTGCAAAATTGTGTCCGAAGGGATTGCCTATGTAATGCACAATGCCGCTCTGTTGTCGCTTATGAAAGTGACCAGAGAAAATATAGTCTTGGTGTTGGAAGTCTGTTGCTTGTAGCTCGCCGTGATCTGGCATCTCAACCTGTGCGTTCATCTTAAACTTCGGTAGCTCGAAGTGGCCGAACATATACTTAGATTCGATCTTAGCAACTCGCTTCCATTCGTCGCCAACCAACCAAGGAATAAATGCTGCGTCGCCTTGTTCTGTAATTTCGTCGATTAGATGTACGTTCGGATACAGTTCCGCCATTGGAATCGAATTGATCTCACGTTTCTCTTTGTAGTATAGGTCGTGATTACCTACGATAAAATAAACTTCTTTGAATGCTTTACTAAGCATACCAAAAGCAGTCATGCTATAGTTCAAGGTAGATACATTGATAGATGCTCGGTGATGATTCCAGTCACCCATAAAGATACAGGTCTCGCAGTTACGCTGCTTTGCTTGAGCAATAAACCATGCGAGGAAATCTATACAGTCGTTGTTATGTTGCCGACTGTTATGTTTCAACCCAAAGTGTATGTCAGTAAAAACAGCTACGTGCTTAAATAAATTATCGGTCATATAAGTAATCGTTTTCGTCCATCCACTTCATAAACTCATCAAGTGTATAGTCGATCTCATCTCTTGTTAAGCCCATGCGCTCTTGTAGCCGCTTATCAGCATCCATAAAATACTTGCTATCGTTGCAAAATTCTTTCTCACGCTCCTCTGCTTCGACAAGCAAAAGAGTTTGCCACATAGAGTATTCTTTCCAGTCTATCTCGCCAGAGAGTTTGCTCTTAAACTTGCGCTTCTTATCTGTCTCATTCATTTTCCGAAGATGCATCTTCACGAATCTTGCGCAACATATTTTCGTGGTCGATTTGTTTCGAGAAGCTCGGCGACAACCCCTGCTCAATAAGAATCTTGTCTCGGATATCCTGATTCTTTTTCTCGCCGTTTAGCACTCGCGTAAAACTGTGTGTTAGTGCCTGTGTGTAATACGCGAATGGATTGTTGCTCTTAGCTTCGTTGAATTGCAAGCCCATTGCTGACAACTGAAGCAAGCTCTGACCTTTCATTTCGTCGAGGTATGTGTAGCCCCGCCAGTTAGATCGTTGGCTGTACCGCTCGACCAACAGCATATACATGATAGCAAGCTTGTCTGTCATTGCGCCATGTGTTTGGCAAAACTCGCCGGCTTTGCTGTGGCTCCGTCCGACTTCCAACGCTTCCTTCTTCTCATAGTCAGTCACTACATAGTGCTTGAAGGGAATAAAATTCAGCTTGGAATAGTTTTCTGATTCTTTGCGGGGATTTTTCTTACGCCCTGGCTCCAGAGGTATATGCTCATAGGTCATCACGCGATACACAAAATCGGTCTCGTCCAGCGTGGTCGGATCAAACTTGTGGTCAACGTGCCGAGGCTTGTCGGATGCCTTTCCACTATTGTCTGTCCAGTCTTTCAACGCGGCGGCGTATTCTTTCGCGGCGATACGTGCAGCCTTAGTTTCCTGTGCTACGACCATTGCTTCTTCAGCGAACATGTCATCGTAATTTTCTACTATAGCATCGTAGTGACTGTATTTTGAATCAATAAATTCACAATAGGAGGTTTTGCTATTGTGTATTTCTTTTAAGAGTTCTTTGTTGTTAAGGTATTTGTTACGGGCGGCCATTGCGACTCCTTTATTATTCTTATACGATATATTATAACATCAACGACTTAGGATGTCAACTGTTGCGTGGAGAGTGTAGTTTCACTGTACTATTTATCACTAAATAAAACCCGTTATAAAAAGACTGATAAATAACAGTATACAGAGGAGTAGCGTAACGATGTCAAATATTACCACAACAAAACGCGCAAGATTAGGACCCGCCGCAGGTGCAATGAAAACCATTTTAGGCGACCCAACTGATTGCGACAATTTACTACATCCGCTCATTGCGACTAAGGGTATGATATTTCCTTATACGCCTATGGTAAACTTTGGCGGTACAGCAAACTATGGTAACTGGCATTTTACGCATAGCAATTATCAGCAATATCAATACCAAAATTCGATGCCCAGTGAAATACAAATTAGTGGTACATTTACAGCGCAAACTAATGAAGAAGCACGATATTTACTTGCGGCACTTACTTTTTTACGTGCATCAACAATGATTGATTTTGGCGCGGCTGCGGCCCGAAGAGGAACAGCAGGAACACCGCCGCCGGTGCTAAGATTTAATTATCTTGGTGCGCACATGTTTAACAATGTTCCTGTTGTACTGCAAACGTTTAACTACGTATTAGAAGATACTGTTGATTATATTGAGGTCATGCTTCCAGGTACAAATAATAATATACAGAGCACAGGAGCGTTCCAAAAAGTGGCAGGAGCGGTTGGCGGCCTATTAGAGATTACAAACGATCGTAGAACTTATCTTCCAACTAAGATGACTGTTACTTGTATGCTAATGGTACAACCGAATCCGCGCAAAACACGTGACGAATTTGATCTCGATAAATTCAAAACTGGTGCATTAATTAATAAGGGATTTATCTAATGGCTAACATACATAAACCAACGAGCCAATATCTAAATACGCCGATCAAGGATTTTTATCTTGATGTTTTGACGAAGCGTGCCATTCCACCGAGTTCAAATGATAAAATTGTAACGATTGAAGCCAAATACGATCAGCGGCCAGATCTATTTGCCAATGATTATTTCGGTTCGCCGAGATTGTGGTGGGTTTTAGTCACACGCAACATGGACATACTTATTGATCCGATTGCTGATTTTAAAACTGGCGTACAAATTTTTGTTCCTAACCCTGAGACTGTGCAGGACGTACTTTAAATGGGCAATGCAGTTAAAGTCCCTAAGACTCCTGCGTCGCAGGTAGACATAAAAGCTTCTATTGAAGATAACATATTAGACCAATATGATATTCCTACATATCATTTTCGATTATTCATGATGTCCGATGATGCTGTGCGTAACAACATATTCGGGCCAGTATCACGCCAACAAAGGATAGTTATTGCAGAGAGCGGAGTAACTACGGTTGGCATAGATGAGGTTGAAATACATTCTGTCTCAGGAATATCTCGCGAAGCAGGTATCGGAACTGCTACAAATTTTAGTTTGTCGTTACGTGAGCCGTTTGGAGCAACCCTATTAGATCAAATATCTAATGCTGCAAAATACTTAGATATTCAAAACTTTGCAAAAATTCCGTTTTTCTTAGAATTATCTTTTCGCGGTCGCGATAGTCGTGATGGTTCCGATCAGTCTGCAGGTGCTGATAGCGAATTGCGCGATCTCGTATGGACATGGCCATTGATTTTTACAAAAATGGCAATGAACGTAGATACAGGAGGTACAGCGTATACAATCGAAGCTGCTATTTACGGCGACCTTGCTTATTCAAACCAAGCGGCGGATCTTGAGAAAGCCATTACGGTCGATGCTACGACCGTGGGCGAATTCTTTACAGAATTCCAAGCACAAATGAATATACGTGAAGAAGAAAAAACTAAGTCGGCCAAATATCAGCAGGCTGACTTGTACGAATTTTTTGTTGATGAAGCCCTATTTGATGAGAAAATTGTTCCTGATAGTTCCAGCGATCGGCAAAATCGCGCAGAAACATATGATAAATCAACTGGAAAAATGTCTTTCAGTTTTATGCCACCAATTTCCATTGATCGTGTCGTGGAAAACGTCTTGTCACTTACATCATTTTTTCAGAAAGGAATTAAAGCGACAGAATCTACGGACGACGCCGGTGATGACAAGAAAGGTGAAGATGCTACGATTCAAACACTCTATCGCCTAATTGCAGACTCAACGATGGGCGCATATGATACAGTCCGTGCTGACTATCAACGTAAGTTTCGTTACCTTGTTATTCCATATGAGATGTCAACGCTAACAACGCCGTCAAACAGTGCGTCAACACAGACATCTGATCAGCGTTTTCAAACACTCGCGCGCAAAGGCCGCATCAAAAAGCTGTACAATTATATTTACACTGGCCTAAACGATCAGGTGCTTGACTTTGATCTTACGTTTAACTTTAACTGGTATGCAGCATTGCCTTTGCAGGCAGGTGTCTCGACTAATCCTGCGGCCGCCGCGCCGCCAGCAACACTAACGGACGAACAAAAAGGCAACGCAGAAGTAGCGGCGGACGGTATTAATAAAGGACGAAACTTTCTTGCGAAGGCAGCAGGCTTTAATCCTATATCGTTTTTTGAAGATCAGTTTAATCAATTTGTTGACACAAATTTCTCTGGTGTTAATCAGACCGCCGCCGATATTAGCAGCAACGTCGATTCTGTACAGGCACAAGTTAACGACG